CATCGATCAGGGGAATAAGCTCATCGTACAGCGCATCAAGCTCAAAATCCCCTGGAGCAATCGGGACCAACATGGCGTCGGCGATCATCATTGCATGCCGCAATGCAGTACTGTCCCGGCCGCCGGCATCAATGATGATGTCGTCATACTTTTCCCGCTGCCGCAGCACCTGAGTACGCAGTTGCGCGCCATCAGGGTAGTGCACCACGGTTACGCCCGGCGTGAAGCCGGCGTCATCGCGGCGCGCAATGGCGTTAGAGACAGACACCTGCCGGTCACCGTTAACCAGCAGAACGTCCTTGTTTTGGCAGGCCCTACCGACAGACACCTGTACTGCTGTAGTGGACTTGCCGACGCCACCTTTGGTGTTGCCTATCACGAAAATCGCCATTCGCTTTGCTTCCCATGAGATACCAAACGGATACATAAAGGATATCCCTTTAATATCTCAAGTCAACCTAAAGAGTATCTTTTTACTCGCGTCGATCTGCCGGCGACCTCGATGCCGAGCAGGGGACGGCGCTCGGCCGCGCCCATGTCCGCTCTTCTGGCGTGACGCCCAGGCGGCGCCGATGGGCCAAGCCGACCTTAAGGGGTAGGACCGCCCCCCTTACTGTTCACCCGGAGCGCATAGCGCGACCTACCAGGCCGAAGGCCGGCGCGTGAAGGAGTGAAGGGCCGTAAAGGAGGTGTAACAGGCTTTATACGCGCTTGCCGGCCCGCAGCGACTGGAAGGCGCCTTAATGACGGAACGCGCTTGTGAGGGCGCTGCAGAGGCCTTTGCAGGCGGAATGCATCTGCAGGTTCACCGCTTGCTTCTCATAGACAGCTTCTCGGCATCGCCGAGGCGTAGTTGCTGCCGGTACGGCAGCGATCCTAAAAAGCCAACTCGGCGTAGCCGAGGCATAGTTGCTGCCGGTACGGCAGCGATCCTAAAAAGCCAACTCGGCGTAGCCGAGGCATAGTCGGGCAGGCCCGATAGGGCTTGCCCATGCTTCTAGGTACGCTCCGGAAAAGAACATTCACTACTTAATTCAATCTTGGTGCTACCTAATATACGGGGGTACTGCTTGGGCTGGTCGCCCTGTGGATAACTGCTGGAATGGGGGTGATTTCGAGGGGGAAAGGTGCCGTTTTCAGGCGATTGGGAGGCTGCAGGAGGGGTATTCGAGGGTAGCTTAACCGAACGCCCAGGGTTAGGCGCCCGACGCTTCGGGGAGGTGCTGCAGGAGGGGTTACGTTCGGAGCTGTTGTAACTCGAACTCTTCGCTAGTGAGGCCGCCATACTCGGCGAATAGTTGGCCGAGGCGCGGGCCAGGGTGGCGGCCCTCGGCCTCGATAATGTGCTGTGTGAATTCCTCCACGTATTTCGTGTAGGCCTTCACCTGGGCGTCAATGGAGTGCAGCGGCATCGGGCTGGTGGCATCACGGCACGACGGCGCTTCGTTCTTGCGACGGCTCGGGGCCGTTGGGGTGTGATCAAGCTCGCGATTCAGGCGTGCGCGCTCCTGTACCGTCTGGACGTTGTACTTAGGCGCTCGGCCGAGGAAAGCCAGAACACGCTTATAGGCCGCATCGCGGGCCTTCTTCATGGCCTTGACCGGGTAGCGAGCAAGCAGCATCAAGAACTTTTCGTCCATCGTCTTGATTGCGGCGCGGGCGCGCTTACTGCCGTCGTCCTTATCCTCGTACTGCTCGAAAACCTTAATGCCGGCGGCATCCTTGAGCCAGGCCAAGGCGCGCCACCAGCGGGAGCTGGCAACCTGCCGGGGATTCGCGGGGTCTTCGGGGTGCTTCTCGACGGTGGTCATACTGACGCGAGCGGCAAGCTCGTCGCAGGTGTAGTTACGGAACGAGCCGTCAGGCCGGTAATAGCCCACGCGCAGCGAGGCCAGGTCGATAGCGGAGAGGATGGCGTGCAGAACCAGCACCACAGCCTCGCGGTTTTCACTGCGCACCTGGCGCAGCGATCCGTCCTTATTGCGCTTGTTCTTGTGGTAGCCCAAACGCGACATAACATCCGGATCTGCGAAGAAATCGGCGGAGCGCTTGATAGCTTTCTTGAGTACGGACGGCAGATGGCCGCCCTTGACCTTGGGTAAAGCCAGGCGGGCGGTAGCGAACTGCTCCGGGTTATGCCCGCAGCGGTTACCGGTTCCCAGGTGAGCACCTGGATGCGAATACGGTCTGCGCCCCCATACAAGCGCGACCGGCCCAATAGTGGGCACAGAGTCAGTCATCTACCAGCTATCCCATAAGCAGGCTTGCTTAGAAGGGGATGGGCCGCTAAACTCTGACTTGTGCGAGTCGCTGAGCTTTGCTGAGCCGATCTCCGAGAACCCTGGGTTTGCAGACCCGGGGTTTTCTTTTTTCTAAAGCCTTGTTTTTTCTAGAATCCTTTCCCGGCGTTTCTGCCGGATGCGGAAAGCATACCACGCGTTTAGCAGCTTTCCACTATCTGTGATGAAGTTTTTCTACGCGTAAGCTGTCCACCGCCCCCAAAGCCACTAACAAGCGGAAGTACCGCCCGCGAGGTCGCGAATCGTCCAGGGTTTCGGTTGCGGCCATGTCGGCCAGGTAGTCGCGCAATGCGGCTACCGTGTCATTCGGGTTTGCGAACACCAGCGGATTTCCGATAAGCGGCGCCATCGCGGCGGTGCTGGCTTGTTCTTGGTCTTGCGTTGCTGCCATGGGTGTTCCCTCCCTACCTCGGCACAGAGATCTTATCTGGCCTTCTGATAGCTGTACATATGAACAGTGGTTTTAGGTTTAGGGACAACACGTCCCGGCCAAGCTAGCGCCTGGCCGCAATTGAATATAACGACTGACTGCGTGCCACTACCGCCCCGCCCCAAAAAACTTAATCGATATGCTTGAACGGGTTGACCTCGTAGGTCATACCGGCCCACTGCCGCGACAGATCACCGGTGTAATCCTCGGCCCAGTCTTTCGGCTCACCCTTGAACCCAAGCTGCACCACCACCGCCCGAGGCGCTGTTACCAGGGCGGAGACCTTGGGCAGGCGCTGCACGGCCCAGGCCAGCCCCGGCACGCTGGAAAGCGTCCATTCCTTCACCCAGTAGAAACCGTAGTAGCTGCGCCCACTGGTCTTGTGGGTCGCCAGGAGCAGGCGCCGACCGCCCTGCCCTGGGCGATCCTCGACGTTCTCGTCACCCCAGTAGCGAAACTCGCATTCCGTTACGGGGCAGCCCAGTAACGGCGTAAAGCGCATGTTGTTGGCCGGGTTGCGCAGTGCCAGCCAAAAGAACATCGAAAACCAATGATGGGCGCCAAGGCCAAAGGGGGCGTTCAGATGCCACCAGCCGCGCTTGTCGCCCAGCGCGCCGTCGCGATCGTTCGACCAGATCCACGCCCAGGCCGGCAACTTGATCAGGCACCAGTTACCCGGTGCTTGCGTGAACGGCACCCACGGGCTGCCCTTGTGGATGAACGGCAGCGCCAAGGGCACCACCCACAGCCCCAGCAAGATCAAAACGACGCGCACAGGGAAAAGCAGCGACCACTGGGCGGCCGCCCGGAATAGGTGTTTGAGCATGGAAACCTCGAATTGCAGGAAAGAAAAAGCCCCGTCAGTGCGGGGCTTTATTGGGTTTGTTCAGCGATCCAAGGTGGCGCAATCGGCCGGTGCTCGATCTCTGGGAAAAACTCCGACTGGGGCCAGTCGCGTAGCGCCTGCAGGTAGCTCAGCAACCCAGCGAACTGCGGCGGCGCCAGGGTCGTATCGCGCTGCAGATCCTGCTCATCTCGATGCCGCTCACGCAGCCACTTGATACTTTCCACCTGCGCGTTTCGCCAAGCGCGCTCATCCTGGCTCAGTCGCTCGCGGCGCATATCTTCGTCTAGAATCCAGGCGATCCCATCCCATACATGATCTGGCCCGGGGCAAGGCAGTTGAGTGAAGCCCTCGGGCAGATCGCCCAAGTCGAGGTGATCCAGCGCAGCGCCATTGGCCGTGCTGTAGATCACGCCACGCAGATCCTTGACCAACTTCCATTGACCGCCATTACGGATAACGGCAAAGCCGATTTCCGCCGCCGGCGGTGCATCGCGATAGGCATAGGCCGGAACCAGCAGCGCCCCTTCTTCCATCGGATTAAGTTCGGCGCGACTCGAACCAATAAATTCACCCGTCACCGGGTGCGCGTGGTAAACGGTACGTTCCATTTTTACCTCAGTATTTAATGCAGTAGAGCAGCGCGATGTTGCGCATTCGGGTTTCGGTTGCGACTCGCACAGAGCCATAGCCGGAGAGGTTGATCGGGGCGAGTATCCGCCCCGTCAGTTGCTCGCTACTGGTGCCATTCGAGTGGCTCAGAAATTCGCCAGTACCCCCCGAAGATCCATTACGCTGGGCGGTATTCTGGTGGCCGTGGCCTTGCAGTGCGTCCAGCTGTACCGACCCAAATCCGCGACCAGGGTCGATGCCGCGCCCGTCGTCATAGCCTCGAATTACTTCGCCGCGCAGGTCGGGAAGCACGAACGTGGTTGTGCCGTTACCTGCGCCGTACCGAGTGCCGATACGGTTAAACAGCGTCGGATAAGCAACCCTTGAGACCGTGGCGCCGTTAGCAATCAAGTAGCCATCGGGGGGACTGGTCATGGCGAATGCCACAATCGCCCCAGCCATGTTGGTGGTGCTCTCCAGCCAGCCGCCAAAGGCTTCGGCGTTGATTGCCCGGTGCCATTCCCGACCCGTCACATGCTCATAGAAGGTCTGCTGAAAAACCCCACTGCCCCAGACCTCATGCCTCACGACGCCGCCCTGAGCGGTGGCACCGGGTGGAATATTCAGCGCGTCGTAGGTGGTTCGGTAGAGGCCAGATCTACCGAGCGGCGTGTTCAAGTCGTTGCCAGGAAAATCGAGGGCGACCCCGCCCCAGCCAATATCAGCAATTGCAAGTTTGATGGACAACAAGTTGTCTATGGCTGTACGCGTGTAGGCATCAACAATTCCGTAACCACCCAGCGTAGTGGCCGAGGCGGCCTTGCTTGACAGAGCCGTGTCCACCTGCGTTTTGGTGTACACGTCAGTTAGACCATAAGCGGCCACAGTGGTGGGGTTGCTGCCTCCGGTGACTCGCCCCTGATCGTCGACCGTGACCTGCCGAAAGCTTCCAGCCGTAACACCAGTTTTTCCCAGCACACGCACAAAGTTGAGCGCGGTGGTGCCCAGCACTGGCGCAGTGGTGTTTGATAGCTGCCAGACCGAGCCGGCGTTGACTGTTCCTGCCTCAACAATCACCAGATGCCCCGGCGTGCATTCAGCACTTTCATTGGCATCCAGCGCCCGGACCCAGGCGCCGGCGGATACGGTATAGATCCAGTTCTGCGCGGCGCTGGCTTGGTTTTTCACTAACACCCGACTACCGGCCGCAAGGG